AGCCAGGTCTACCACCAATAACAGTAAGTGTGTTCCATTCTAGACCATCAGTAGCTGCATCATTAAACTTAGGCCAGGGAGTGTAAATTGATTTCTCATCTCCTGTTGACCTAGCATACATATATTTAAGTGCATCATTGAAGGCTGTATATTGGCCCACCCATGCTGGTGTTGGTTTACTCATTTTCTATAAGATTTATTGTGTCATTTATATTATCAATTGTATCCATACAGCTGTGTTCATCTGGTACCCAAGTACCTTCTCTAAGCATCTGCATGTCTTCCAAAACTAAAGTAAGTTTTTCCAATATCTTTTCTTTTATTGCTTGTGTCATACTACGTTTTCTTTAAAGTGTTCATCTTCTGTACTTACTCCTTCTACTATCATATCACAGTAATCTGCTAAAGTAGAATGCTTTACTCTATGTTTATCTTGCTTACATATAAAGTACTGACTTGTCTGCATATACATATAGCCTGCATCTCTGTACTCATTAACATACATTCTGGTAGCTTTTTGTATTTCTTCCCATGTATGATCATATGTTTCAAAGAACCATCTAAATGCTTCTCCTAAAGCTTTTACATTATTTCTTGCTGGTTTACCGCTTGGTAACTTTTTAGCAGGAAATACTTCTCTATAGCTATTTATCTTTTCTACAAAGTCTTTACCCATTAATTGGATATCAGTCTTTTTCTTAGCTTTAATAAAATAGCTATCTAGAGTTGCGCATATAACTAATGCTTTTGGTGTCATTATATAAACGTTCTCTTTAAATTCAAGAAAACCTTTACTTACTAATGCATCCCTATCCTTTGCTATTACCTCTGGTAAGGAGATTTTTTGCTTCATACCAAATAGGATCAAGCTCTGGTTTGGAGTCAGGTTTGCTTTCAGTATCTTCTGAAATAGTTCCCACATATTTTTTTAAGTGTTTTAAAGTGTTATCATGAGCATCCAATACTTTCTGGTCATTGCTGAAAAATCCATTCTCAATCATTTTACATGAATTGATAATGGTAGCATGGTTGCGTTTTAAAAATTTACCTATACTAGTCTTACTATGACCTTCTTTATGAGCTAGGTAAGACATAACTTGTACATATACAAGATAATCTCTGAATCTAGTCCTATGTTGTAGATTTTTAACTCTACTATAACTTGGATGTTCTTTATGTAACGCAGATAATGCAGCTTCATGAAATACACCTATAGGAATTCTTTCATTCTTTTTATCAGGAGCGTAAATATACAATTTTACACCATATGAAGTATAAAAAGTCTTTTTAAATTCATCAATAGCTCTCTTCTTGTTAAGTTCCTGGTTATTAGCCATTTATATTATAATTTAAGGTTATCAAAGGTAATAAAATCTACCATTCTATGCAAGTTTTACCTTGCTTTTCTAGTTCTAAATTTGCTTTGTTAAAAACATCCTTGGAGTCCCACTCACCACCTCTATATGCAGCTGATGCAGGATGAGAACATTTTAATATTTTACAGTTTGGAAGCAAAGTTTGCCAAGCTTCAGCCTTCTTACCCATCAATATAAATATTGTTTTTGGGTTGTGCCTATTGATATTATCAAAGACATACTCTGTAAAAGATTTCCATATACCATAGTGAGATCCTATTTTATTTATCTCACAAGTAAATGCTGTATTAATCATTAACACACCCTGGTTAGACCAACGTCTTAAATCACATTCTTCTGGTGTATACATAACTCTACCTGTTTCCTCATATCCACCAATTGTTTGCTTTAATATATATTGTAAAGACTTTTCAGCTTTACCTTTTCTACTGCAGCTAAATGCAATTCCGTCAGCTACACCTAGCTGAGGATATGGATCTTGTCCTACTATAACAACTTTTAAATCATTATACGGGCATTCATAAAATCCATTAAACACATCTTTAAATCTTGGTGTGAAACGTTTATCATTTTCTACATTTTCAATTAATGTGTTCATTATATGATCAAAGCTTAAACCATTAACATATGGTGCAAGCATGCGGTCCCAGCCACTATCTTTAAGTTTGCTGTTTAAATTATCTCTTAAGATATTTATATCTATTTCCATTTTTTTTATTAATTTATAGTATATTTGTTAAAACTTTTTATTATGTCAGATAAAACTATCAAACAAGAAATGGTCACCTATGATTTTACAAAAAACATAGTTGGTATTGAAATTAACCCTTCATTCATTGCAGGACTTCAAACTATTGCTTCTAAATTTATGTTAGATGCAAGCGAAGAAGACCAGGTTAAAATACCTGATGCAATGAAAAAGTTTGAATTGATAATGGCATATGATCCTAAAGGTACAGACCCAATGCCTCAATTGCAGTTAGATCCTTTTGAACAAAACTTATATGTTCTCTTTGGCTTAATAAACTATTTAAGATATGAAGCTGAAAAACAAGGTTTGACAATTAAAGGTGAAGTTGAAGTTAATGAAGACTTAATGAAAGCTGCACAAGATCAGTTAGCACAAGGTTCATTAGATGGAGATCTATTAAATAGACTAAAAGATCTTGGCAATCAATTTGTTGATTTAAAAGATGCACTTAATGAGAATGAAGAAGATAAAGAATTATCTTAACTGCATCCCATTAAAGTCACCTATCTCAACACAAGCTTGTATTGCTAAATTCAATTCATCTTTATCACAGTCTGCAAAAGATTTACAATACTCTTGTTTATCTCTTACAAAACATAATCCTGAAGCTCTTTTCACTTCAATTTTGGCTTCTTCAAAGGTGTAACCAATTTCTTGTGCTATTTCTCTAATCATTGCATGCAAGCGTGCTAGTTGAGGGTTACTACCCTTGGCACCACTTACACCAACAAATATCTCTAGTTTAGATCCTTCTTCAAGTTGTTCAAAGAATTTTCTATACTTGGTTCCCATAGCTTTAATAGGAAAATGTAACTGACCATCTTTAACAGATGCTTTTATATAGAGATTATCTTTCATACAGACATTATATTATATATACCTACACTTGCTATACAAAACAGGGCTACTAATATTGCCCAAAAGCAACCTTTATAAATCTTTTCCATTTTCTCAGGTGATCTTCCTTGGTTACTTCTATACTGTCTTGTTTTCTTTGGCTTGTATACAGTCATTTTTTCATCAAGAGATTCATCTATGACAATTTGAGAGATGTTTTTTATATCAACCAATCTCTCATATGCCCCATCTAAGTGTCTTTGACTAGTACCAGGATGTATATCTATTTCATCCAAGTGAGCTAATGCTTTTACTGCAGAAGAGTAAATTAATATACTTTTATTTGATTTTTTCATCTTCTTTTCTTTTAATGGGTGTGAATAATAAATAGTTAGGATCATGTGGATCTAAATCCATTCCATAGACACTAACCCATTTTCCTTCATCTAATATATATTGTACTCCTCCTATGTATTTTGTTTGTTTTTCACTATTGCTCATGATATTCTAGTATTTTTTCTTCTATGTCTTCTTCTAATAAGTCTTGTACATCTATGGTAACTTGATTACCATTAGTATCCGTGTTAGTGTACCAAACATGCTTTATATCTGCTGATGGTCCATAACCTGGTGTACCTGGATCTCCGTTGGAATCATACCATTGGTCTGGTTCTCCTGGATCATAAGTATATTCTACTTCTACTGTTTCTCCTGTGTTAGTTATAAATTCCATATCACAAAAATCTTAGTGCTCCTCCGTCAACATAAACAAACTCTTGAGCACACTCAGTGCACTTGGCGTTTGATTCATTGCGTAACAAAGTTGGCATATTACAGTTAGGACAAGGAGTTTCTCCTTCTTCTATATATTCTTCTATTGCTTTTCTAGCATAGCTATGTATCATAGAGTCATGAACACCTTTATAAAAAGTGTTATCAGCCTCCATTTCATTTTGTTGCTCTATAAAGAGCTCTTTCATTCTTCCCATAATGTTATCTTTTTAGTGGATTATAATAAGTAATTTTTGTTTGATCAAATCCTTTAACTGCATCACCCACCCATCTCTCATCTTGTGTACCTTTGTACATAAGTATGTGACATGTAGCTGTTTCAGTTGGATTCAATCTGAGTAATCTTCCAATTCTTTGTGCTGTTTTTCTTTCATTACCATATGCATGCATAATAATACCAGCTTTTAGATTTGGTATTGTAACACCTTCTGATAATTGTAATACACATGATAATTTATCTATCCTATTATCAGAGAATAACTCAAGATTTTCCTCTGATTTAGGATTTTTAGAATGATAACTATGCTTGCATATTCTGTCTGCTTGTTTTTGAGTATTAGCAAATACAATACATTTAGTACTGACATTACCTAGTATACCCTTAACATAACTCTCTTTACTTGCATAATCCATCAGAGCTCTCATCCGCATAATTCTTCCAAACTGTATTTGTTTTTCAGTATTAGCATCTGCTAGTCTTTTGGTAACATAGTCATAATCCTTTTTTTCTGATGTATACCAGAATCCACCTGCCTTGTTTTTCTTCTTTAAAGAAGGTAACTTAGACAACTCCAACTCATGTATAACAATCTTGTAATCATTTAAGATGTTAGAGTCAGTTGCATCATCCGTTGTAAATGTAAATTTAATTGGACAATACTTATTTACCATCATACCTTTCTCAGTATTCTGGCTTTTTGGTGGTGTACCTGTCAGTCCTAATATTCTTCCATAAAATCTATGTAAGAATAACTCATGAGAATACTTAAGTGAGTGACACTCATCTAAATATAATATGCTATAGTCTTGAGGTTCTTGTTTTTTAAGTGACAAATAGGTTGTAAAGTCTATATGATCTATCAAGTTTGTTAGATTCATTTTATCTAGTTCATCAAGCCATGCTTGTTTGACTGATAACTTTGGAACTACTACTAGCACTTTGATTAACGGGTCATAATATTTCTGAAGGTGTTGTATTGCTATTCTAGTTTTACCTACACCCATTGATATACCTAAACCACATCTTTTATGTTGTTCTGTTATTGTTAATGCATCTGACTGAACTATCTCTCTAGTGGAAATAATCTCAGGAGTATTGTTTGCCATAATATTATTGTTATTGATAAAATAATTGTCCAAACTACTATCTTAAGTAACCTATCTTTGTTATTTTTTTTCATAAAATTGTTTTTAAAGGTGGACCCTACAGGACTTGAACCTGTGACCTTCTCATTATGAGTGAGCTGCTCTGACCAACTGAGCTAAGAGTCCTGGTAGCCGGAGTGGGACTTGAACCCACACGAACTATCCAGTTCAACAGATTTTAAGTCTGTCATGTCTACCAATTCCATCATCCGGCCTGGTGATCCCACTAGGATTTGAACCTAGAACCTACAGCTTAGAAGGCTGTTGCTCTATCCAGTTGAGCTATAGGACCATAAAATTATGTTCTAGAGCCTGAAAATCCTAATTCATAAGATTCTTCTGGGTGTTCTTCTATCCACATGTGACAGTTTCTGCAAACTGGTAACCATGTAGATGTATCTAAGTGATAAATACCACGGCCATGCTTATGATGGACATCAGTAGCTTGCACAGAACACTTATGGATCTTTGCATGACATACTGGTTTGTCTGTTAAATACTGCCTACGCAATTTGCTATAAGCAGTATTTAGTTTAGACATTTTACTTGAGACTTTCTTAATTCTCATTTGGTTTAATGGTAAAAAAGTTATTAGGTAACAAACCTACTGACATGAACTTAAGTATAATATCTTCATAAGATATACCTAAGTCTTTGAATGTCATAGTGTTCTTGTAATCATCTAACGTTTCCTCAGCTGGAATATCAGCTATAAATAAAGCTAAAGGGCTATGTGGAAATGTTTTCCTAAGATAAGCATTAATTCTTTTATTACAAAGAGTTTGTTTCCAAGCATTGATTTCTCTTTGCCCACGCTTCCAAACTTTTGAAATGCGTCTCTTCTTATCCCAGTGTAGTTTAGTAACTTCTTCAGGTTTATAAACATTAAGACCATGTAATACACGTTTAAACAAAAAATGTTGATATGGATTAAGTTTATTATACTCAAAAGAGTTAATAATTGAAGGAGGATGCAATTGATATTCATCCAATAGTCCTAAGTATTGATAACGCTCAATACGTTTACTTAGTAGATCTTGTTTTTCATTGAGTTTTAGTTTTGATATTTGTTCATTAGATAGCATACTTGTTTGATTTTTTAGTTATGAATTTAGTAAGAGATATGTTATATAGGCTGAGGTTTTTACACCCCAGCCTTATAACTGTTTAATTATAGTTCAAAAGTTTCTTCCTCTTCAACTATTTCTTCTTCTGTTTCAGCAACTACTTCTTCTTCAACAACATCTATGTCTTCAACATCATCTAATGGTGGTGTACCATCATCTTGTTTTAAACCGAAAGCTTCAGCAGTTGTTGCTTTTTTGATTTTAGACTTATCTAATTCAAAAGAGCTATCATTAGCTGCACGGATAGCATCACCATTAGTGTGCTCAACCAAAATATCTTGTGCTTCTACGTCATAAGTATATTCTGTTTTCCTATAAATAGGTTGTCCGTCTTGACAGCAAATAATACCAGTGTCTCCTGCATATTTCAGGTCTCTATCTGGATTTGAGTTGTTAAAAGGCTCTAAAGACTCTATTGCTATAATTTTACCAGGTAATGTTTTACCTAAATTTTTAGCATAAGAGGTTAGATTCTCTGTAGTACCCATGATAAGAGTGGTAAGATTTCTTTCTCTTAGCCAACCGCCTTTACCAATTGATACACTTTTGTATCCTAATCTAATGTGTGAATACTCTGGATTGTTTTTACTTAAGCGTACAACATTACCCATGTCATCCGCTAGGACTTCTACTTGATTTTGCATTTTTAATAAAATTTAAATGATTAATAAAATAATTGTGTGTGATGATTAACTATCATCAGAGTGAAAATACGGGTCTTCCAGTTTTTCATAAGCTTCAATCTCATCTAGTGCTGGTTCATACTCATCAAAATCTTCTATTGAGTCATCTGATTCAGCTTTACCAGTGTTTTTTGCAAACTTATTATACCATGGATCAACCACTTCCTTTGTGTATGCGGAGCTAAGGCCATTTAGATCATTGTACTCTTCATCTGAGAGAGAAAGGTACTGTTCTAGAGAACATTCTATTATGCGGCCATTAGGAAGTTGTATTATCATTATCTTATTAAATGTTTTTCAAAGAT